GCATAACATGGACGCTAAATGGCAACCTTATCTTCCTATCTCACGGAAGTCCGTAGGCTCTTGCACGATGCCAATGGAGTCTTCTGGTCCGACTCGGAGCTGACGGACGATATCAATTCTGCCCGTGAACGAGTCGTTAGAGATACTGGTTGCCTACGTACCCTCATAGTTTCAGCCACCCCTATAGGGGCAGATGGTTCAGCAGCTATACCTTGGGCTGCTAATCTTGCTGTTACTGCTGGTCAGTACATCTTTTCCAACATTTATACCTATCAAGTCACAACCAGTGGCACGCTAGGTACATCTGCACCTCCCTATCCAACAGGCAATGGTGGCTTTCCACCTAGCACGCCTTTTGCTAATGGCACAGCGTATTTGACCTATTACGCTCCTGCTGAAATTATTCCGTATTCAGCTTTGAATGTTACCAATCAGATATTGGATGTCCTCAATGTCACCATTTATTGGGGCAATAGTCGTATTCCGCTCAGATATTTGCCTTTTAGCAACTTTAATGCCCAATTGAGATATTGGCAGAATTACATTGGCAGACCCGTGTGTTTCTCTGTTTATGGTCAACAACAAATTTATATTGGTCCTGTGCCTGACCAGAGCTATTTGATGGAAGTGGATACGGTGATATTGCCTTTGCCGTTGTCTCAAAACACACCCAATGCTGTAGACCCTATCAACGACCCATTCACGCAACCTGTAGCCTTTTACGCTGCTTACAAAGCCAAGTATAAAGAGCAGAGCTATGGTGAAGCAGAGATATATCAGCAACAATACAAACAACAAGTACAGGCAGCTCTCAATAGCTCCTTTACAAGACGCATACCTGACCCCTACTCAACACCGTACTAATCATGGCAGCAGCAGAACAGAAAAAGTCCTATGCCATTATTAAAGCCTTCAAAGGTTTAAATACCAAGGCTAATCGCACGGCTATTGAAAAAGAAGAGTTCAGTTGGCTGGAAAATGCTCAGCCTATAGGCAGTGGCAATATCAAGATTGTGGCTGCTCAAAACAACCTGACATTTGCAAGCAATAGCAGTGCCAACATTGTGACCAGTGCGAATGTTGCGTCTTTTTACTCTACCAACATTAACCTGACAGACTATTTACTGGCATTTGAGAATGACGGTAGAGGGGAATATGTCAGCATCACCTCTTCAGGTTCTGGTAACACGGCTGGAAATATTGCCACAACAGGTACGTTTTCCAATGCAGGAGTCACGTATTGCCAGTACAAAAATCAGTATGCGGTGATAGGTGACCCCAAAAAAGGTTTGTTTGCTTGGGATGCAACACACCTCAATCCTGTTGGTAGTGTGGGAAGTATTGGTATTACTGTGCCAGGTGCAGGGTATACAGAAGCACCCAATGTGGTGATAGACGCACCTACATCAGGATATGGCGTGCAAGCTACTGCTGTGGCTACCGTGACCACAGGTGCGGGAGGCGTGGCTTCTGTGACAATCAATGCTGGGGGTAGTGGATACACTACTTTGCCAACAATAACATTTAGTGCGCCAACTACGGCTGGCGGTATAACTGCTCAAGGTGTTGCGACAATTACCAGTGGCGCAGTTACAGCAATAACAGTTACAAACCCTGGTTCAGGTTATATTTCAGCTCCAAGTGTCAGTTTTTCAGGTACAGGTGGAGCATCTGCTACAGCCACGTTAGTACAGGGCTCTCTTAACAGCATTACCCTAACTAACGCAGGATTAGGTTACACATCACCTCCCAATGTCACCATTTCGGGTGGTGGTTCTAACATCACAACAACAGCAGTAGCCATCACTTCTCTCATTACTTTTGCCACAGGCACAGTGGCTATTTTGGTGACAAGCGGTGGTTCTGGATACACTTCTGCACCTGCTGTGACCATCACAGGTTCTGGTACAAACGCTGCGGGTACGGCTATTTTGTCAGGTGGCTCTGTCACGCAAGTGATTATGACGAACCCAGGCACGGGTTATACCGCCAACACCACAGTTTCTTTTGCTGCTGCACCTATGGGTGGAACAACTGCCACGGGTATAGCCATTACCAACACAGATGGAGTTGTGGATGTAGCCACATTCTCAGGGCGTACTTGGGTGGCTGCGGGGCGTACAGTCTACTATTCAGCCTCTACAAGCCCGTTTGACTTTACGTCAGTAAGTGCTGGCTCACTGACATTGACAGACGAAACCCTGCACGGAAACATCACGGCTCTGTATTCAGCCAACAATTTCTTGTACATCTTTGGTGATGATTCGATTAACGTCTTCTCAGATGTCAGGGTCACCTCTACAGGGGCAACTCTGTTTACCAACACCAATGTGTCGGCTTCTGTGGGTACTAAGCGTATTTACGCTATCTTTCCGTATTTCAGAAGCCTGTTGTTTATGAATGACTACGGTATTTATGCCTTGGTCGGTAGTACAACATCCAAGATTTCAGACCCGTTAGACGGTATTTTCCCGTATATTGACTTCTCACAGCCTGTAACTGGGGGGCAAGTTCTCCTCAATAACATCCTGTGCGCTGCATTTAACTTCTACGTTAATTCATCTTTCCCGCTAGGGCCTGCACCCAGTCGGTTTATCCAAGCTGTGTTCTTTGAAAAGAGATGGTTTATTACCTCACAAGGCAACGGTATCAATTATGTGACTTCTGTACCTGTAGGAGGTGTTGTAAGCCTCTACGGTGTGGCTACAACCACGCTTTACAGGCTGTACAACAACCCTTTAGCCAATGTAGCGTCTTATATTCAGACTGCTCTGGACCCTATGGGAGACAGTATCAGGACTAAACAAGCCCTGAAATTTGGTGTAGAAGCGACTTTGACTCAGGGTGGCACGTTTGATATTACCGTGGACTCAGAAAGCGGTTCTAGCCCTGTTTACGTGTTGTCTACCAATGCGTCTTGGGTTAACAATGTTGGTACGCCAATAGGTTGGACAAATAATGCGTCTGCTACGATAATTTGGGTAACAAGCAACGGGTATTATCTGTACAAATCAGATGCACAGCAGTATGGTAAATATCTAGGGTTAACCCAGACCAGCAACAGTGCTGCGTTCACGGTTAACACATTCGAGTTTGAACATGAATTAAGAGTGAGGTTCTAAAATGGCTGTTCCGTATACATTTGGCTCTGCAACATCGGCTATTCCACTTTCACAGTTGGATAGTAACTTTGCCACTGCTATCACACTAGGGTCAACAGCCCTGACACTGGGTACAATTACAACTACTGTTGCAGGGTTAACTCTCACATCTCCTGTTATTAGCACAATTAGCAACACAGGCACATTGACTCTGCCCACAAGTACAGATACTTTGGTAGGTAGAGCAACTACAGATACGCTGACCAACAAGAGTATCAGTGGAAGCTCAAATACATTAACAAACATTCCCAATAGTGCGCTTACCAATACAACGGTAACTATTGGCAGTACAAGTATTGCTTTAGGTGGCACAGCAACGACAGTGGCTGGACTGACATTGACAAGTCCTACTCTGACTACGCCAGTCTTGGGTACACCTACCTCTGGTACGTTGACCAACTGTACTGGGTTACCTTTGTCTACAGGCGTGACAGGCACACTAGCAACGACTAACGGAGGTACAGGACTCACATCATTCACAGCCAATGGTGTGGTGTATGCGTCTAGTACAAGTGCTTTAGCTACTGGGTCTGCGTTGACTTGGGATGGTACAACATTTAGCGTAACTGGAAGCGGTGGATTAAAATTAGCTAATGACGCTAATTTGTCCTGGGTGTCTAGTAATTTAAGTATTGGCGCTGATACTGGATTGGGTGAAATTTTCTACTCCGCTACAGGCGGTTCAGGCAATGCTCACGTTTTTAGCGTTGGCGGCTCCGAACAAATGCGCCTCACCTCAACAGGGTTGGGTGTTGGTACTACAAGTCCTACTGTAAAGCTACAAGTGCAAGGCGCGGCTTCAAGCAACCCAGAAATTCGTTGTTTGGATGGAACTGTTAATTCTCAATGGTATGCGGCTAATAATGGCACTTGCGTATTTGGAACTTATAGCAATTACCCATTAGTATTTCGTACTAATGGCTCAGAATGGATGCGTATAGACACTAGTGGTAACTTGTTAGTGGGGACTACTACAGCAAACTTTAATTTTTCAAGTGGTTGGAACATTCTTTTAAATAGCGGTGCTTCATACACAAACACAGCACACGCAAATGGAACTGCATCTGGTGCAGGATATGCAAACTTTGTTTACAACAGCGGAATAATCGGTTCTATTACCCAAACAGGTACAACTGGCGTTCTTTATAACGTTACATCTGACCAACGCCTAAAAGAAAACATTGTTGATGCTCCTGAGTTTGGTAGTGTTATTGATTCCATAAAGGTGCGTAGTTACGATTGGAAGGCAGACGGCAATCACCAACGAGCAGGTTTTGTAGCTCAAGAACTTGTAACTGTTGCACCTGAAGCAGTACACCAACCTGCTAACACAGAAGAAATGATGGCGGTGGACTATTCCAAACTTGTCCCCATGTTGGTCAAAGAAATTCAATCCCTCAGAAAACGCATTTCAACTTTGGAGAATAAATAATGTCAAACACATACACATGGACAATCTCTGCGCTAGACGCATATCCAACAACACCACAACCCGATTGCGTGTTCAACGCCCATTGGCAATGTGTGGCAACATCAGACCAAACTCACACAGTAAATGGGCAAACAGTCCCCTACACCGCAAGGATTTATAGCACTTGCAACATTGTTTACAACCCTAATGAACAATACATTCCTTATGCCAATTTGACACAGGCAGAGGTATTGA